TTCCTCAGCGAATTTTTTATTGGGCGCCCATATCGCTCCCGACTCAAAGAGTGGGGCTACGCTGTTTACCCTCGAGTGCTTATCATTGCCTTTAGAGGGTGTAAAGTTTATAACAGGTATTCCTGCCTTTTGCAACTCATGAGTTAATGGTAATCCACTAGCCTTCGCTTCCACCAAAATTGTCTCCGGTTCCCAGTACTTATACTCCTCCATTGCAATCTTTTTGAGCTCAGGAAAGTTCCATCGACCCCTTTTTGCATCCAGAAGTATAAGAGATTCCCGGTCGTCCTCTGACGGCGAAAATACGCCCCATGTCGTTATTGCGGAGTAGTCAGCCGTCTCTTTTTTCGAATATGCGGTGTCATAGGACTGAATTATGTATTTTAATTCCGGAATATTATCTTTTTCCCATTTTTTCCACCATTCACGCTTAATTAACGCTCCTTCCTCGGAAGTTGGGTTCTGCATCCACTGCGCGTTCCATTTTGTGAGTGGAATGGACGCTTTTACCTTATTCAGGTTGTCCATGTCCCAAAAATTGCCCCACATTGGCTTATCATTCAAAATTGCTGGAAATTCGACTATTTCCCACTGATCAGCCATGGATTCTTTCCCCTGTGCCTCCAAAAGTCGTCCTGTTAGGTCCTTTACGGACCATCTTGTCATAACAAGTACTATTGCACCACCAGGTTGAAGACGCTGACGAGGGCCAGAAGTATACCACTCATAATGACCATCCAAAACAGTAGGTGAGAGAGCATCTTGTTCTGAATGAGGATCATCGATAACAAGTAAATCGGCACCACGACCAGTAATAGCGCCACCAACACCAGCAGCAAAATACTCACCGCCATGATTCGACTCCCAGCGGCCAGCAGCCTTAGAATCTGTCGCCAAAGTGACATTAGGAAAGACTTTTTCATATTCATCCGACTCCAATAGGTTCTTTGTCTTACGACCGAAGCGAATTGAGAGTTCTCCGGTATGTGTTGTTTGTATCAGCTTTGCCTTTGGGTGTCTACCCATGAAAAAAGCAGGAAAAAGGTGTGATGCGAACTCCGATTTGGTATGCCTTGGTGGCATATTGACGATTAATCGCTTCAATTCGCCCCTTGCAACTCGATTTAGCTTCTCTGCGTATATTTTATGGTGATATCCTTCAATAAAATCGGGCCAAACGGACTTTACAAATGTTAAAAAATCTTTTTGGGCAGCTTCTTGCCTGTCTAATATTGCGTTTTTAAGGATATACTTCAAAGTTTGGGTGTCCAAACTTTCTAATTTAGAAATGTTTTGCATTTTTTAAAAATTTTTCTCCCTGGAGTCCCTATTATAACGTTTTTACACGTGATTGTCACTCTCAAACTCACCTTTAGATTTTTCAAAGCATGCTTATCGAAAAAGGGGGGGTTGGGGGTCGGAGCTTCAGAGTCCCGGGCGCCGACCTACTACATCTAGTACCAACAACCACACCCAACCACTACATCCCGGGCGCGACAATTTGTCGCACCACTACATCTTGTGTATCAGGCATAAAAAAAGGGCTACATTTAGTAGCCCTTTAATCGTTGATATCAACTAGGAGAACTCTATTGAGCTAAACCTAATCGTTGCAATAAATAACCTACATCTTTTTGTAAGTGCTGAATTAACTCCAATGATTTAACATTGTTGTTATCTTTGTTTTCAACAACCCATTCAACAAGGCTATTCATAATAACACCACTAACCAACTTCCAATCCATACTATCAGTCTTTGGAACTGAAGCAATAGCCGATTTAATATCGGTGATTGTTGCTTGGTCTTTAGTGTATTCTATAACTTCGTTAATAACTGAACTAATGTCAACATTACTAACTGAAGTTTGTTTTGTAGTCGTGACTTCCTTTGTCATATTTCTATTTCTCCTTTAAAATATTATTATCATAATTATTATGATAAGTAAAGTCCAAAACCAAAATTTATACGTCATAATGTGAATAAGTTAATACCTACATAAAATATAATACACCACATTATACTAATATAAATGGCTAGAGCAATCAAGTTCATTGAACTTGATTGCTATTAATATGGGTAATTGTATTGGGGTTTACATTTGCCCATCTACGAGTTTCCCCGTAACCATTACCAACTTTGTAAACAAGAACATAATCATTATGTTCTTTGTGTTCACCATCAATCTTTTTAGTTGTACCTAAAATACCTCGATGAACATAACCTTCTGTTCCATCGTTCTTTAACCAACGAACAGAAAAGAGTCCTTTAACCCTTGATTTAAAATCTGATTTTGTCATATTTCTATTTCTCCTTTAATTATATATAGTCATTTATTAGGATATTTCAACAAATCAATTAAGGTCATATTAAGGCATCAACCTTTGCCGAAGGAGGCTGGCGTGTCCCGTGCTGCCCGGGCGAATCATAAATGTCCTATTATTATGGAGTTTGAGAATGGGAGTTTGCAGGAGTTTAACGAGAGGACTTACAGATATGACTACCATGCCTCTCTATTCCTTGCGAGGAAATCTTATGCTCGAATTGTGGTAAAGACCACGCTTCTGGTCAGTTTCCTAACTGTTCCGCAAAATGAGAAACAGAGTGATCAACATCCTACGGCTTAAGAGAGACATCAATCAGTAGTATCAAATACCTTTACTCTATTTCTACTCTCATTATACTACGAATCCGATTCATAGTCAATGGCTGTTTATGTGGATAACTTTTTTCCAGTCAGGGAGGAAGTATCGGCGCGCCCGGTGCGTCATCACCAGGATCCTCGATCTAAATAAAACTGCGGAAAATAGTGGAGTTTGGGAGTTTGCACGCTGCGCCCCGGAACCTCCAGCTGCACTGGCGTTACATATTAACCAACGCAGCTGAAGCCCGGGAGCTTGATGGAGTTTTACCCCCACCAATAGTTATAGCCATACCATAAAAAGAAGCAGAAAACCGCCAATTTTATAGGTATGAGTAATGTAAGTCAATCCATACTACCTTCTCTTTCTACCTGCAATTTCAGGTGATGACAACAATACCTGGGCTTTCGCCTTCAGTCAACAGGAAAATAAATGGCTGATTTCCACCATTCTTCCGTGAACGCACTCCCGCGGGCGCCCCGGGGAAACAACTCACCAAAATAAGAAATCCCAGAAAAGTCCCATTTATAGTGGGAGTTTGGGAGTTATAGAAAGGATCGCGCGCCGGGCGCTGGACTTCACAAACCCCCAATCGCCGACCGAAGTCGGCAACATAAGGGAGTTTGGGAGTTCTAGTTCGTTTGAGGTTTCATTATATCCCTTATCATATTAGAGTATAAATTACCCTTTGATTCTTTATCATCTTCCTCGTGTGCTTTCTCCACACGCTTGGCGTTGCGAGTCATAACAGGAACAACCCCATCATAATGATTCGCAATTCTGTTTAATACTATATTATTTTCTTCAATGACATCAGCAATTCTATTAAGTGCTTGGCTTATACTATCGTCTACTACCATATTAACCTTCTCTTTCTATTTATATATGTATTATACCATAAACTTATCCACAATGCAAGACATCATTTGGAAAGATTGAATACGCAGCCCGGGCCCAGCTCCAGACATCAGGATCCACGCTTCAAATTTTTTTGGCAGAACTTGGGGAGTTTCGGAGTTTGGAGGTTCCCCGGCGCGCCCGGTGCTCCAGCGGCCACTGTCGGATGTCCACCGAAAGTTGCGTATTAACGGGAGTTTGGGAGTTTAAGGAGTTTGTGCAGCTCCAGGTTCACCAGCGGGCCTTCGTACAATGCCCCGGGCACAGAGTCATAGTCCTTATCTCGGAGTTCTTGGAGTTTTTCGCTTGAGAAAAGCTTTACGGTCCTATGGCTTTGGTCAAGTATGAGAGTATAAACTGGTGCTCCGGATATCATATGAATGGTATTCCATGCCAATTGTAGTGGTGAAATCAATACCTTTCCAATACCCTTTTTATTACGTCTTACAATTTTTAATTCTAAAGTAAAAAATCCTGTATCACGATGAAACACGACACAATCTGGAAATCCAGGAGTAGCGTAGCTCTCAATACGTGATATTAAATAATGTTCCTCACCATCTACTAATAATTTCTTTAAATTCTTCCAGAAGTTTGTCTCCGGCTTTACGGTCATACTTCGTCTTGTCCCTCACTACCCTTGGTTTGTACTTCTGTGATGTCCTTAATTCCTTCGCCATTGGATTTTTCTTCGACCGAAAGGACAGTTTGATTACCTTCTTTTTTAAATTTTCCATCTAATCCTAATTCCTTTAATTGTTTGAGAACATCATCCCTTGACATATCATCAATTGATCCTGTCCTTATTTCTTTTCTCTCTATGTACAATCCTGCAGCCTGTCCACGCAGCCTCTCAGCATTAACAGCTGCACTGTATGACTTCTCCCCTAATGCTCTCTCTCGGAGTCTTGCCAATTCTTGTACATGCTTACCCATTTGTACTCTATGTGTATCTGCAATTTCTTCTCTTCTTTTCACTACTGCAGCAACAACACGAGGAAATTTCTTAATGTTTAACAGCTCTGAAGCTGTAACATGTGCACGGTCAACATTATATCCAGCTTGTCTAGCACATGCTGTTGGAGTCATTCTACCTTCATTATCCGTATATATTTCAACAAAAACCCTTTGTTTATCAGTCAAACCATCGTTTCCTTTGGGGTATTTGAGAGACATATCCCTCTTCACAATGGTATTGGCTGAGGTATTGGCTGGAAGCTTTTTCTGAATCTTGCTTAACTCTTTGTTAATACTAGTTTTTTTGACCATTTTGACCCTATTTTCACTGTTTTTTTCCATTTTTTTCATCCTTGCCAATACCTTGCCAATACCCTGTATCCCTTATCCCATAACGAGAATCGCAAAAGGTATTGCGGTATTGGCTGAAAACTACTTTTTGAAAAAGTAAAAACACATTTGAGCATCAGCGCGCAATACCAATACCTTTGTGAGTAATGATGATTGATCTCTTCATATATGGAATTAACCTAACATATCCGCGCTTTCTTAAGCTATGCACGAATGAATGTATACGACTTTTTGACTTATAGTTCAATACCTGTTTCATCTCCTCATAGGAGGGTGAATACCCATTTTGGTCCATAAAATTGGCTAAAAACTTGAGAAATTTAGCCTGTTTGGGCGTCAACCCATACTCCTCCTTGCCAATACCTTTGCCAATACCATCACTCATTTTTTGTCCTCATATCCTCTAGCGTTTGGATTTCCCCAATAATCCTTGCTTACCTTGGAATTCATTTCCATTCTACCCCATTCTTCAATGGATTCAATGGTAAAGGAATCACGAAGGTCCTTTTTCATCTTTATTTCCTCATCACTGAGAGGGATCCGCACTGGAGCCTTCTCATTATACTTATAACCCGTAAGAGGTGCCCATGTGAAGAGGAGATTTTTATCCTTCCACTTTGCATTAATGAAAGCGGAAGCTTCCTCATCGTTACTGAATTCCCTTACGATTTTTTCCTTTAGGGTTTGTTTTTCCCATAAGTTGAACTCGTACATTCTCATATTCTTTTCCTTTATCCAAATACCAAATCTTATCTATCCAACTCTTAGGAATTGAACAGTATCTTCCGCCGTCTAGTTCTTTCTTCTCCGCACCTTCCCAGCATATGCTGCCCATAATAATTATCTTTTCCTTATCCTCGTGAACAATCCATCCAACATCGTAGACCTTCGCCAGTTCATGCTTAAGCACCTGGGCAATCGGCGTCCATCCACCGTCACCGTCCTGTGCATCAAGCCAGTGTATTATAGCCAAGCGAGCCTTATCAGGCGTAAAAGTCGGTTTCTTCGCTTGCTTCTTTTGTGATGTTTTCATCTGCTTTCGATTCCCTCTCTATGTTCCTGTGTCCGTCGGTGATAATCTTCATAATTTCTACGTTTGTCTGAAGCCTTACCTCGTAGTCCTGGAACACAACAATCCAAAATGATGTCTGGCCACCAGCAATGGTAGTCACATCGCCACGCCTAAAGTTTTCCACAGTCTTGTGATAACCTCGGGATAACAATTCCAGCATCTTGGATCTAAAAAGAATATCAGCAGAATGATCCTCAAACCCCAGTTGCCACGCTGGCTTTTCCATCAACTCCGTTTTGGGGTTGACCTTGCCATCTGACATTTGGGCTATTGTAACGATTGTTTTCGTCATTAGTTCACCTTATTCCTGTTGTTCCAATTCGTATTCACTCGGTCGTAATTCTCCTGCACAACAGTCTCGTCAAATCCTGCCATTGCAGTTTCTTTCTTCATCTCTTCCGTATGCTTGATGAACTCCTCTATAATCCCCAATACAATGTGGATTCCAAGTGGCTGTCCATAAACAGTAACGGCGGAG